ATTTCGTGGAAGTTTTTCTACGGCGACACGAACGCCATTGCTCGGCTGGCGGACATCCTGTCGGCTAGCAATTCGCTTTTTAGCGTCACTGCGCTGGTGTCGAATGGGGTCGTTTCTCAGATCATCATCGCCAGCAACAGCCTGTTCACGAGTTCCACGACGGTTTCAAACGGTGTCATCGCGCAAATTATCGTCCTCAGCAATAACCTCAGCGGCGCCCTTGCAAACATTGAGGTTCAGACCAACGGAGTTCGCGTCGGATTGGGTACTAATTTTAACTTTGCCGCCGGCGTGACCGGGTACGTGTCTGGTTCGACTATCGTACTTGGAACTACAAGCACCGGAGGAGCGGCTGGAGCTGGCGGCGGTTTCGTTAGCGGGATCACGAACATCGCGTACTCGACAACGAATGTCGTTGTGGATCTCAGCCAGACGAACTACGCCGTCTGGAACATCACCAACACTGCCGGGCCGGTAAATCTCTTATTCACCAACCTCACGGTCGGGTTCAACTTCACTGTCTTCATTGACGGTGAGAACATCGACGGAGGAACTACGGCCAGCAACATGGGGGTCACGTACGTTTGGCCAGCTCCAAGCGGATTGACAGCTCATTGGCTTGGTTGGCAGACGAACGACTGGGTGACGAGCAACAAAGTGCTCGGCATCTCTGGTCTGGTTCGGAAAACGAACGACGTGCTAATTTCTTCGAGGGAATGAAGTCGCTGCTCTTGTTTTTCTGTTCAGTATTTGGGTGTTTCGCCCAAGGATTCAGCCTGACTGGAAATGCCTTCGCGCACCTGACGGTTCGTCCGCCGAATTGCTGGGTGGATGTGCGCCAGTTCATTGACGCGGCAGCCGCAGACGGTTCTACGACGACGAATTACAACGATTACTCAGGCCATAGGTTGCAGTTCTACGACAACAGCGCAGGCAACACGAATTACAAGTACTTCACAAGGTTCGGCGGTGTATTGAGCGGGCAAGGTCCAGGAACGACCGGTATGGACGTGGCGGACCCGACACTGACGAACGCAATGCTTCATGTGCTCGGATACTCCAACCGATGCACGATTGCGATCCGAATTCAGTACCGCACTGGAAACAACGGATGGGTTCAGACGGGACAATGTGGACCGCCAGGAACGTGCAACAACATCTTCATCCAGATGAACGGGACCACGATCTTTTTCGATTTCGGAGCAAATGGGAGAATCTCTAAGGCCAAACCAGCAGATTTCGACAACAATCTGGTCAACGTGTTTTTCACTCACGGCGGGACGAATTCATCAATCTGGATGAATGGCACGAACTGGCACAGCGGTTTAGTGACGGACCAGATCACTAATAATGCCGCTACCCCCGGAAGCTACACGCAGCCTCCAACGGGAACGCTTCGTTGCCAAGGCTCGAACATAAGCACAAACTATTACGTGAAACGAATCCTTTGGTGGGATTACGAACTACCACAAGGCGACATCGAGCACTGGAATCGTTACATGGCCTACTTGCCTTGAGCTATGCCGTCGCCCTCCACTCCATCCCAATTCTGTGACGCTGTTCCAGCCGCGAACTCGGACCTGTGCGTAAAGGTCACGAAGTTCTTCGGCATCGCCCAACTTCTCTGCGATTTTTTCTCTTGGTTCCTGGATACGGACGGCGCGGTCTCAGACGCAGCCAAGACCGAGATTGGCGCGAGCATCGTTCCGACCGGCTCCATCCTTCTCTCAGCGACGTTGAACATGGGCTCCGGCTTCATCTTGTGCGACGGCCGGGCAGTTTCTCGGACCACGTACGCGGCATTGTTCAACGAGATCGGAACGCGGTATGGCGCAGGCGACAGCTCAACCACGTTCAACGTGCCGGACATCCAAGGGCGTTCTCCGATTGGAGCCGGGACTGGGGATGGCCTGACTTTCCGAGACATCAGCGCTCCAGAGGTTGGTGAAGAGGACCACGAGCTTACCGAAGCGGAGAATGGAGCGCACCGGCATCTCATTGCCGCTCCGATGGCTGGCAGCACCGCGCTGACATCTCCGGACCAGGCCTTGGACAACGACGTGAGCGGCTTCCCTGGATATTCACTGGAGGGCAAGACTGGCGAAGAGGCCACGGTTGGCAGAACCAGCGAGAGCGGCGATGGCCAAGGCCACAACACCGTGCATCCGTGCTTTGTCCTGTACTATTTCATTCGCGCATGACCACAAGCGACATCGCAAAAGTGTGCCACGAAACGAACCGCGCCTACTGCGAAGCCATCGGCGACGCATCTCAGAAATCATGGAAAGACGCCGCCGAGTGGCAACGCAAGAGCGCGATCTCCGGCGTCGAGTGGAGGCTCGCACATTCCGACGCGCCGGCCAGTGCTCAGCACGATTCATGGCTTGAGCACAAGCGCAAGGAGGGTTGGAAACACGGGCCATTCAAGGACTCTGAGAAAAAGGAGCATCCATGCTTCGTGCCGTACGCCGAGCTGCCTGAAGAACAGAAGGCAAAAGATGCTCTGTTCACCGCCGTCGTTTTTATCCTCGAACGGTTTCTGACGAGATGATTCATGGCTGCTGCCGATTTCAAAAGCATCCCGCTGAAACCGGTGACGGGCGTGTTCGACACGCTCAGTTCACCGGATGAGATAGGCTTCGGGAATTTCAAGCTCGTCAAGAACGCCACAACGCGCGCGACGCGGAACCGTCAGAGAGCGGGAGGGTGGCGCAGGCTGTTCGCGGACGACGACCCATACAACAACCAGGATCTTCACGACCAGCTCGTCGATCAGCTCAGCTACTATGGGCAGTACGTCGCCCACGCGATGGGCGGCATGGATCAGGTCGGATACGGCTATCCTTATTTCCTGCCGACGCACCAGCTTCCTGACAACTACGTCTACGATTCCCCGTACAATGATCCGAACCAGCCAATCTGCCCGGCTTACGTGATGGATTATGGCGGAGTCGGCGGCCAGTACATGGGCTGTCCGATTTTCTATCCGTTTGTCGGGTATCCGTACGTCCTCGCCGCCCCTATTGAGGGAGCCTGCAACACGGGCGAGCCTTTCTTTTACCCGTACTCCTACCTCTACGCAGAGTGCCTCCAGTTCCAGCCCGGAGAAATCATTGAGGGGTATGCCTATGGCTACCCGTTCGCGACGTACTCGTCGCCTTTCAGCTACGACTACATTTACTGCCACGATCTTTTCTTCCGGCCGGGATGCCGGGAGGCCATAACCGCCCTCGGGGAATTGGTGCTCTCGACTGGAAGAAAACTTTTCGCGGCAACAATGAGCAGAGTTTATGAGTATAACCAATCATCCGGAAGCTGGAGAGTCCTCGCTGATGGGCTGGGGAACTCAGGGTACACCGCTGCCCAATGTGGCTGCAACCGAGTCCGAGGTATTTTTGCTAAATTCGGATCGTATCTCGTCTACACGAACAACTTTGATCCAGTTCTCATTTACCTCCTCGGGGCTGAAGCCGCTGAATGCAGCCAACAGGCACTCGTCCCCATCACAGACCTTCTCGCCCTAGGCATAACGCGGGCCGGTGGCGCCATCGAGTACAAGGGCTTCCTGTTCATCTGGGATTACGAGGAGAACGGCGAGCGCATGGGCGGCAACGTCAGGTGGAGCGACTTTGAAGACCCAAACTCATTCATCGAAAGCGACACGAGCCTCGCAGGTTTCGCCACGATTGCCGTGGGAGAAACGATACTCAACGCCGCGCCGCTGGGTAACTGGCTAATCTTCTACACGGACAAGCGAATTATCCGGTGTAGCTTGGTGGCTGGCGAAGATGTCTTCAACTTCGAGGACATCTACAAGGGCAGCCAGAGCACAGGTGACGCGCTGAAGTATAAGTTTTCTCTAATCAACGCCGGGGACATGCACCTCTACCTCGGGGAGAGCGATGCCTGGTTGTTCACGCAATTCGACACGAGGCCGGTGATGGTGCCGTGGATTACCAAGGCTTGCGGGATGATCTTCAACGGCATCGAGGAAGATGACGCGACGTACGAGCGACTCAACGAGGCGGCCTGCGAACTCGTCACGGGCGGCTACAATGAGCGGACGAAGGAGGCGTACCTCTCCTGGCCGAGCGGCGACAACACGTGCCCCGACGTGACCCTGCGGTTCAATCTGAAGTTCTCGGCGGCAGACCTCGTGGACCACGGCTTCACCGCCTTCCACACATTTCGCCCAGAGCTGCGGCCGACGTTCGGTCAGTGGTTGGAAGACCTTGGTGTTTGCGACCGAGGGACACAGGTGGCAGCAGGGCCGCGGGATGGAGCGATTTGCCTCTATGCGGAGCCGGAGGCGGCAGTCATTCCACCTCCGCTCTACATGCGGAATCCCACGGAGGACGCGAGCCTTCCGGTGCATCCGGAATCACTGTGCGCGCGACTTCAGGGGAAGACGCTCGACGATTTCTGCCGGGACTGCGCTGCGCCGGACACGTTCATCATGGCCGACGCTCAAGATTTTACCTTGAAACAGGCTGAGGATGACATCTACTACCGTGAAAGGCTGGCCTTTGAGCCGCCGCCGTGTGCCACGATTGAATTCACGACATGAACCATGCCAGCGATTGTTTTAGACGAATGGATCAGCCTTGGCGCAGTCGGCTGTCGGTCGATCGCAGCACGAGCGAAACGCCAAGCCAGCTCCGGTGAACCTGATATGCCACTAGACGCAGCAATTTACGAACCTGGTCGGGACAAGATCTTTGGCGTGCGCTCGGGCTACATCTTCCAGTTCAACGCATCTACTGGGGCTGTTGAGAATTGCGCGAGGTTTGCCGCTCCCGCATACGGAGACTCATTCATCGCCTATAATTCCGGCGATGACAGGTTGTATTGCACAAACTGGTTCAACTACTCGAACCAAGCTAAGTTTCCAGACTGGCAAGAGAAGTTCTTATACAAGATAGACGCCGATACACTTGCTGTGATAAGCAGCCACCAGTTCGACAGCAGTTTTTGGGGTGGATCTGGAATCTTTAGAGAAGGGCCGCGCCAGTTGTTTGCTGCGGCTGGCAAAGTGTACGGCGTCTTCCACAGAGGATCGGTCCCTTTCAGCTACGTGTACGAGTTTGATCCTGGGACTGGTCTGTTCAACATCGGTGGCACGGAGAATACTGGTGACTATTGTAGATCGGATCTAGTTTACGACGCTGTGCTTGATGCCTTCTGGGCCGCCAATGCAAGCGATGGCGCGCAGCGATGGGACAGGGCAAGTTTTACACAGACAATTTCTATCAATCTTACAGCCTTTGATCAGCCGCGGGGTTTGGCTTACCGAGATCCGTACATGTACTTTGTCATGTCAGAATTCGGAACGATACTTCCTCAGCATATCCGTAAAAAGAGAATCGACGACACTGGTGCTATAACCACTATAGACACGGGGCGGCCAAATGCCGTTCCTTTCAACATTAAGTACCGTGCGAGCAATGACCGGCTTTACGTTCCGGCTACACTCGATGACACAGTGATCATCATCGATCCAGGCACCGACATAGTGGAGAGCGTTAAGACGGGCTTTGATTCACCGTGGGATGTCGTTTTCACGGCAACGAAGGCATGGGCTGTTCAGCATGGACCAGTTGGACTGAAGGAGATCGTTTGAAATGGCCTGCCAATTACCAGCAGGACCGGGCGCTTGCGAATCGGCGGAGCTACTCGTCGAAGGCGTCGATTACGAAGTGGACTTCAGCGGCGGGAGGATAAGGTTTCTTTCCTCTGGGGCGCTTGGGCCCACGCTGGACGATTTCAATGCGTCAGGCGGCTGCGGTGTCACCGTTGATTTCTGCTGTGAAGATCCTGGGTGCGCCTACCTCGCCGATCAGATCTACGGATGTGATCTCGCCTGCTACGTCCGCGACGGCTACGACACTGTTCTCCAGGAGGGCGCCGAGTCCTACCGAAACGACGAGGAGAAGATGATCAAACGGGCGACGCTGGATGCTGAGCCGCTGCCAGCCTCAACTCCTGCGCCTCTGGAATGCGACGTGGCCTTCGGGAATCAACCATCCTGCATGACGTGGAAGCCGATTCGGCCGTTAGAGTTCGAGTGCCAGACGGAGAAGAGCCGTGCGCAGCACGAGGCTGACCATACGAGGCCGGATGACGGGTTTCACTTTCCGACTTGGCTGCGGGGGAAGTACCTCTCGGTGCGCTTCCGCATCACCGGCATCGGCGGCGGCGGGATGTTCTCGGCGATCCATAAGCTTGTCAAAGGGTGGGGGCAGCATGATGCTCCGTAAAACTACGGCGCCATGCCAACAACCGACAAAGCACGGAAGCTCTCGCGGCTGATGCTGCGGTCGGACCAGCTTGTTGAGATTCATCTCGACAAGATGCCGGAACCGCCGGAGCAGATGCGAAGGCTTCCCGGTGTCGAGGCATGGTTCCAGCAGATGCGGTTGAAGGAGGAGCGCGACCAACAGTCGTTTCACCGGATGCTGACGCAGATCAACGGGAACATTGCACAAGCAGCAGCGCAGCCTGCCACGGTGGAATGCACGACGCTGCCGGGACCGCCGGGAACAGCGGGAGGCACCGGACCCACTGGTCCTACCGGCCCTACGGGACCGAGCGGATCTGGAACAGGCGCCGGGGACTCAGTGC